GTACGGCGAGCTGGTCAAGAACCTGGAGGCCGTCCTGACCGAGGAGCTCGAGGACGACACCTTCTTCGGCTGCCTCTACGGCCTCGATGCCAAGGACGACCTGGGCGATTCCGACATGTGGATCAAGGCCAACCCCGGCCTGCCCCACGGCCAGCCCACCATGGACTCCCTCAAGCGGGCCTGGAACCGCATGAAGAACACCCCGCTGGGCAGGGCCGAGTTCTGCAGGTACCACGCCTCCAGGGTGGACGAGAACTCCGGAGGCTGGCTGGACATGCAGCACGGAGTCTGGATCCCCGGCTTCGACGAGGAATCCCTCAAGGGCCAGCGCTGCTGGGGCGCCCTGGACCTGAGCAAGTCGGGCGACATGACCGTCCTCATGCTGGCCTTCCCCCTGGGCGACGGCCGGGTCTATCTCAAGGGCCAGTACTTCTGGCCTGCCTCCGACCTGGCCCAGCGGGAGCTGGACTACCGCCTGCCGGTCAGGCAGTGGGCCGCGGAGAACAGGATCGTCCTGCACCCCGGCCGGGAGATCGACTACGAGAAGGTGGAGCAGGCCTGCGTCGACGCCTGCAACGCCTACTCCGTCCAGAAGGTCGTCTACGACGCCTGGGGCAGCCACCTGCTGTCAGGCAACCTGATCAAGCGCGGCGTCCCGATCGAGGCCTACAGGCAGAACATCTCCTTCTTCGGGCCTGGCATGCAGCTTTTCCAGAACATGTGGCGCGCTTCGAAGATCGTCTCCAAGGACGACCCGGTCCTGCGCCGGGCCTTCGCCACCTGCCATGCCAAGGAGGACCAGTCCGGCAACCTCAGGCCGGTCAAGCCCGAGGGGCAGCGCTACGCCCTGATCGACCCGGCCGTCACCTCGATCATGGCCATCCATGCCTGGGGCGGGAACCCGGCCAGCGCCTACGAGGAGGAAGCCAACATGCTCAACGACGCATTCAGAAAGGGCTTCAGGTAGAATTCTCACATGGCTCACTTTCTTGGAACCATCTGGTGGTCGATCCTCATGTTCGCGGCAGGCGCCCTGATCGGCCGGCCGCTCTTCGCTTGGATCGCATCCAAGCTGCCCTGGAGCAAGTAAATGCTTGAGTCCCTTCGCAAGTGGTGGTCGTATGGCTGGGGTGCCTCCTACGGCGGCGCCGGCCAGACGCTCTATGCGGACGGCCGTCCGATCCCCAGCCTGACCCAGCCCGACGCCCTCAGCTACCCCGCGGTGCTGCGGGCCGTCAGCCTGATCAGCAACGACGTGGCCCGGCTCGAGATGGAGTTCTCGGATCCGGCCCTGGAGCAGATGTTCCGCCGGCCCAACCAGTTCCTCTCGGGCTTCGAGTTCAAGCGGATGCTGCTCTTCCAGTGCCTCGTGTACGGCAATTCCTTTGCCCTGATCAACAGGAGGCTCAATGGAGAGATCTACGAGCTGGTCCCTCTTCGTGTGGGCTCTGTGTCGCTTGACACTTCCAACCCTGCGGGCCCGACCTACCGCTCGACGGACTTCGGGATCCTCCAGGCGGACCAGGTCCTGCACCTCCGGGCGCTGGCCTGGGACGGACTCTGGGGCCAGTCGCCGCTGAACATGTGCTCCGATGCCGTGAACCTCGGCCTCCTGACCGAGCGCGGCAACCTCCAGGCGACCCAGAACGGCACGGCCTCCGACAAGGTGGCCTTCGTCCATCCCCTGAACATCAACCAGGGTGCGCGCCAGGCGATCCAGGCCGACTACCTGAAGAACCAGTCGGGCACGGCCAACGCCGGCCGCCCGGCGGTCCTGGGCGAGAACGTCAGGGTCGACAGGATCAGCGGCAGCATCACCGCCCAGCTGAACGAGAGCCGCCGCTACTCCGTCGAGGAGGTCGGCCGGGTCTTCGGCATCCCGGCAGCCATGCTGGGTTCCACCCAGGGCAACGCCTACGGATCCCTCGAGTGGATGGGCCGGTCCTACGTCAACTCCTGCCTGTCCCACTGGTGCGAGATCCTGGCGGCCGAGATCGAGCTCAAGCTGGGGGAGAAGCCCTACTTCGACCTGGATCAGATCCAGCGGCCCAGCCTTGCCGAGGCCTTCACGGCCATGCGCACCGGCGTCGAGGCAGGGGTCATCACCCAGAACGAGGCCAGGGACTACCTGGACTACGACCCGGTCGCGGGTGGGGACAAGTTCATGCAGGCCCTGAACCTCGGCACCGGCGGCGGAACCTCCAACGCCGGCATCGACACCTCGGAGGGCAACAGCCCCGGAGACCTCAATGATTGAGCTGCGCAAGATGTCCGGTGCCGTCACCGGCAAGACCCTTTCCGGCTATGCCGTCCTGTGGGACACCCCTTCGGTGACCATCCACGAACGCGGCCGCACCTTCACGGAGGTCATCAAGAGGGGTGCCTTTGACCGGTCCCTCTCTGAAAGCAAGACCGACGTCAAGCTGCTTTACCAGCACCAGGGAAGCCAGCTCCTGGCCAGGACCCGCAACGACACCCTCCGCCTCAGCCAGGACGACAAGGGTCTTCGCTTCGAGGCCACCCTCCCGGACACCACGCTGGGGGCGGACGTACGTGAATTGCTGAATTCTGGTACACTCTCCGGCGAGATGAGCTTCGGCTTCAGCGCCGTGAAGGACAGTTGGAGCCAAGGCAATTCCCGCAGGGAGGTCCTCCAGGCCGATCTGTTCGAACTTTCCGTCGTCGTAGACGCTGCTTATCCCCAGACCTCATCGGCTCTGAGATCACGGGGCGAAGACTCTTGGGCCGATAGGATCAGGATCAAACTCCTCAGGAAGAAAACCAATGGCTGAAAACATCAACGAACTCCTCGAGACCCGCAACCGCCTCACCGGCGAACTCCGTTCCATGCTCGACGCATGGGAGGAGAAGACCTCTAATGCCACGTCCGAATTCGATCGCAAGGCCTGCGGCGAGCTCCGCGAGAAGTGCTCGAAGCTTGAGGTCGACCTCGACAAGCTCGAGGCCAAGATCGACCTCGAGGGTCGCAAGGCGCGCCTCGCGAAGACCGAGGCTCGTGGCCAGGAGCCGGTGATCGACACCCGTGGCGCCATGAACCGCGGCGGCGTTGACGGCGAGAAGGCGTACGCCGAGCGCTACGCCAAGGCGATGGCCAACTTCGACCTGGGTGCCCTCACCCGCATGCGCGATGAGCGCGCCACGACCACGACCGGCACGAGCAATGCGCCGATTCCGTTGGAGTACCAGAATCGCATCATCACCAAGATTCGTGAAGCGACCGTGATGCGCCAGCTCTGCACCGTCCGCAACGTCGGCGCGGATCAGCGCATCTTCGTGGAAGGCTCGACCCTGCCTACGGCTTACAAGGTCTCGGAGAACTCGGACATCACCGAGTCGGATCCGAGCTTTGCCGCGCCGATCGCGGTGGCCGACTACATCTGGGGCGTCAACATGAGCTGGTCCAAGGCCTACCGCCAGGATGCCGTTGCAGGCATCGAGTGGCTCATGGACCGCGGCTCGCTGGCCCTCGCGCTCAAGCTCGAGGACGAGATGATCAACAGCGCGTCGGCTCCGACCGGCCTGCTCGCGACCATTCAGGCAGGCCAGAAGGTTCCGGCCACGGGCAGCGCAGGCACCATCGCTGACATCGGCGCAGACGACGTCATCGACCTGTACTTCAAGTGCCCCCCGCAGTACCGCACCGATCCGTCGTGCCGGTTCCTGCTGCAGGACGGGCTTTTGAAGGCTCTGCGCAAGCTGAAGTACAGCGGCAGTGGCGAATACATTTGGAAACCGAGTGAGCGTTACTCGGACATCCGCGACGGAATCCCGGGCACGCTGTTCAGCGCGGCGTATTCGATCTGCCAGTCGATGCCTGCGCCCACGACCGCTTCGGTCGGCAGCCAGCCCATCGTCTTCGGACCGTTCCGCTACATCGAGTGCTACGACCGCGACAGCGGCGTCGACATGATCCTGGATCCGTACACCAACGCCCAGGCGTTGAGGACCCGGGTCATCATGTCGTTCCGCACGGACTTCGTCAATACGATGCCTGATGCGTTCGCTTCTATCGTGCTCTGAGTCTCCTTTCGGTCCTGGGGAGGTGGGGGGTTCGGGGCATTCCCCTCCACCTCCTCAGGGCTTTTCATAGAGGCACCATGGTCACGCTGAGCACCATCAAGTCAGCCCTCAAGATCGACTACACCTCGGACGACGCGGATCTCCTGCGTCTCCGGGATGCAGTCGTTGCGCTGGTCGAGACCTACACCGGCCTGACCATCTGCCCCCGCCAGGTGAAGCAGTACCTCGGGGGCTTCACCAGGGCGCGCATCGAGCATGCTCCGTTCATCTCGGTGGGCTCGGTGACCTACACGTCGACCTCGGGCACGACGGTGACCATGCCCAGTACGGACTACTTCCTGGTCCGCAGGGAACTGCCGACGGTCTACATCGACTTCACCAAGCAGCCCTCCATCAAGGACGGCACCGAGGTCGAGGTCGACCTGACCGTGGGCTACACCAAGGCTCCCGCCGATCTGGAGCACGCCATCATCGCGCTCATCGGCACCTTCTACGAGAACCCCGGCAGCATCCAGACCATCAACGGCGCAGGCCCGCTGCCCATGGGCGCCGAGTTTATCCTCTCGAACCTGAGGGTCAGAGGGTCCGTCTCATGAACCCCGGCACTCTGCAATGGACTGCAACCGTGAAGCGCGAGACGTCCTTCGACAACCTCGGTCGCCGCGATGGCGACTTCAGCACCTCGGCCGGCACCTTCAGGTGCAGCGTCGAGGACCGCGGAGCCTCCGAGACCGAGTGGGGCGACGGAACCGCGGTCGTCAGGAACTACGAGGTCAGGGCCAGGTGGGAGTCCATCCAGGCCCACTCACTGACCGAGGTCGACCGCCTGCTGATCACGCCGGGGAACATCCTGCTGCGCATCAGCGGCATCACGAACTCAGGCCTTGCCGACCGCGAGGCCGTCATCGACTGCGTGGAGGTCCAGCTGTGAGCCTTCCCCAGGCGCTCAAGACCATGCTCCAGGGCGTGACGGGCATCGCCAACGAGGCCGTGACCTACGGGTCCAGGCCCCAGGGCGGTTCCATCCCCTGCATCACGTTCACCGTGAGCGGGAACATCCCCATCAGCATCGGAGCCACCCCGATCCGCCGGGCCGACGTCCAGATCCGCTCCACGGACTACACCGCGGAGGGCGCCCAGGCCCTGGCCGAGGCCGTCGAGCAGCAGATCGCCACCGGCACCTTCAGCGGCGTCCAGTTCATGGGCGCCTACAACCTTCTCTCGATCCTCGAGGCGCCGGTGCCGACCATCGGAGACGAGGCCTCCACCTACTCCGCACTGACCAGCTTCTACGTCATCTACAGGTAACCACCCATGGCAGCCTACACCGCAACCGTCTCGACCTTCTCCTGGAACTCCGTGGTGATCGACGCCGTCGGCACCGTGTCCGCCAGCGTGCAGCGCCCCGCCCTGGACGTGACCCAGGTCGGCAGCGCCAACACGCATCACATCCCCGGGGTGGCGACCTCGGTGGTGACCGCCGACATTTACTACAACACGGGCAACCACTCCGCCCTGGTCGCCGACTTCCTCAACGGAACCAGCCGGTCCTTCGTCTTCACCGTGGGCCCCAGCGGCGACACGGTCAGCGGCACAGGCCTCCTCACCGGCCTGGACATCGTGTCCAGCAACCAGGACGTCGTCCGCGGCTCGATCAGCATCCAGGTCGAGGGCCCCATCACCATCGCAGGCGTGACCGCACCGAACGGCGCCAACGACGACTGGCACCGGTACGTCTCGCTCGCACAGCGATCGAGCTGGGAGAATGGCTGGAAGTAGCGCGCGCAGAACTGGCCGGTGTCCCTGCGGCGCGGCGAGGA